TACTCCAACTATAGATGGTTTGTCGCGTATACAGACAGCGTTTGAAACTAGCGATAAACGTAAATTCTATGTGCCTTGCGTCCATTGTAAGCAATTTATAACGTTAGAATGGGCCAACGTACATTGGGAAGAAAACGAGCCTGAAACAGCACATTATGTATGCCAAGAATGCGGATCTATTATGGAAGAAAAACACAAAATACAGATGTTACGTGACGGTGAGTGGCGAGCAGAGAAGGAAACGACAACTATCGCAGGTTTTCACATTTCAGAGTTATATTCTCCCTGGTCAACATGGGCATCTATGGCAGTTGCCTTTCATCAAGCAAAAAAACATCCAGAATTACTTAAAACTTGGGTAAATACAGCATTGGGTGAAGTATGGCGCGATTCTGGCACTGAAATAGAGTCAGAAGGTTTGCTTAAGCGCAGAGAGAATTGGGATGCAGAATGCATACCTGATGATGTCTTGGTTATTACAAGCGGTGTTGACGTACAGGATGATAGATTAGAACTACAAGTTGTAGGATGGGGCAAAGAAAGTCAATCTTATGTTATTGAATACCAAGTCTTTTGGGGTGAAACAGCACAATACGCAGTTTGGCATGAATTAGATGACTACGTACAAAGACGCTATCAGCGTGAGACAAAGACTGATCTACCTATTGCCTGCATAGCTATTGATTCTGGTTATCAAACACAATCTGTATATAACTTTGTCAAAGTCAGGCAAGGCAGAAGGATATTTGCAATAAAAGGACAATCACAACCAGGTAAACCCATAGCAGGAAGACCAACACAGTCAGGCAGACAAAGAGTACAGCTTTTTCCATCTGGTGTAGATACAGCAAAAGAGACTGTGTTTAATTGGTTACAAAAAGAAGAACCAGGACCAGGATATATACACTTTCCATCTACTGTAGACGATGAGTATTTTAAACAGTTAACATCAGAAAAAAGACAGATCAAATATGTAAAAGGTCGTAAATCTATAGTGTGGGTACCTACTAGAGAAAGAAATGAAGCTTTAGATACGTATGTTTATGCGTTAGTAGCATTGCATATACTGAATCCAGATCTGGACAAGATTGCAGAAAAAGCAGAACCAACAATAGAAAAAACAGAAACAACCACAGAAACACAACCACAACAACGTAATCTACTAAGAGAAAGACGCACAAGACGCGGCAAAAAATCTTTTGTGAAAGATTGGTAAGGTGTTGACAACCTAGCTTTGCAACTTACGGTTTTAAAAAAAACTGTATGGAGTAAAAATTGGCTAACGCATTTGACAGTACAAACTTTCAAGAATACGTGCCAGATTTTCTGACTATAGGCGATAGATGGGTTTGGAAAAGAGAGGATATAGTTACAGATTATCCTACAGCAGATTACTCACTATCTTATAGCTTCAGATTGAAGTCAGGTAACGCAACACATATATCGGTAACTGCTACAGAAACTTCAACTGCTTACGTTATAGAAGTGCCTTCTGCAACTACAGCAGCTTATACTAAAGGTAATTATCATTACCAAGAATACATAACTAGATCTTCTGATAGTCAGAGGATATTGTTGCAAGAAGGACATGTAGAGGTTAGAGGTGACTATGCTAACGACAATGCAGATCCTAGAACACACTTTGAGATAGTAGCTGACGCGCTAGAAGCTATGTTAGAAAACAGAGCGACTATAGATCAATCTAGTATGTCTATAGCAGGTAGATCTTTGAGCAGAATGACACCTGAAGAAATAAGAGATTGGTATGAATACTATAGAGCAAAAGTACAGCAACAAATAAACAAAGAAAGAGTAAAAAACAAAGGCGAGTCTACAGGTAGGCTCATCAAAGCGAGATTTTAGATGCCCTGGTACAAAAGAATATTCGGTGGACGCACAAGAAAAAAAATACCACATCTGCGCAGTTATGCAGGTGCAAATAAAGGACGCTTATTTGCTGATTTTTTCAGCACTTCTAAATCAGCAGATGCAGAACTCGGACCTGCACTGCGTACGTTAAGAGATAGATCTAGAGAATTATCTAGAAATGATTCTTACGTTAGGCGGTATCTTGCCCTGCTATCTAGCAACGTTATAGGCACAAAAGGTATCAGACTTTCATGCAAAGCGCGTGATGATAACGGCGCATTGGATATTGTAGGTAACAGAATCATAGAGCAGGAATTTGCTAGATGGTGCAGGAAAGAAAATTGTACTGTTACAGGCAAATTGAGCTTCATAGACGCACAAAAACTATTTATAGAGACATTGGCTAGGGATGGTGAATGTTTAGTGCAACACGTTAAAACAAAAGACAATGCTTACGGTTACAGTTTGCGCTTTTTAGAAGCAGATCATTTAGATGAGGAACTAGATCAGAAAGATGGCAATACAATGATAAGAATGGGCGTTGAGATTGATACTGTTGGTAAGCCTATAGCCTATCATTTGTTTAAAAATCATCCATTTGATGATAACAGCTATTCAACAGTGCAATCGCAAAAGTATATAAGATTGCCTGCTGATGAAATGATACATGCCTACATACAAGAAAGACCAGAAATGACTAGAGGTGTACCCTGGACATCAACAGCTATGGATAAGATCCATACTTTAAATGGTTATAGACAGGCAGAACTAACAGCAGCCAGATTGGCAGCTTGTAAAATGGGATTTTATGTTTCACCTGGCGGTGATGGCTATATTGGTGAAGATTTTGAAGATACGTTTACGCCTATCATGGAAGCTGAGCCAGGAACATTTGAGCAGTTACCTAGCGGCATGGATTTTAAAGCTTTTGAGCCTAATCATCCTACTAGCGCATTTGAAGCATTTGAAACAGCGATTTTACGCGGTATTGCGAGTGGTTTAAACATTAGCTATCACTCACTAGCCAACGATTTAAGTTCTGTTAACTATAGTTCCATAAGGGCAGGATCTTTAGAGGACCGCGCACAGTTCGGCATGATACAACAGTTTGTTATTAGTCACTTTATAGAGCCTGTATTCAGAGAATGGCTAGAAATGGCTATGACAACCAATCAAATACCTCTACCCATCACTAGATTTGACAAATTTGCTGATTCTGCAACTTTTATTCCAAGATCTTGGAGTTATGTAGATCCGCAGAAAGAAATACAAGCAAATATTCTTGGTTTACAGTCAGGACAGGTCACAATGAGCGACATACAGGCTGCTTATGGCCGCGATGTTGAAGAATTGTTTGAAGAACACGATAAAGAGACAAAATTAGCAGAACAATACGGCGTTTCCACTGCATTTCAGCCTTTTGGCGCGCAAACAACGCCTGTTGAACCAGAGATACAGGGTGACAACGGTGAATAAGCAGTTGAGGTGGGATTGCACTTGTTGCAATGAGCAAAAAAAAGACCATTGGCGCACTCTCTATGGTCTTGCTATGACAGGTCTAAGGGTTTTTGCTGTTCTGCTTAGGAGAAAGTATGTCTGAGATCTTAAAAAGAGAAACAGACTTTCCGCAAGCAGGCGATGATAAGAAAATCAGCTTGCGCAACTCTAATTATCCGCAATTTGATTACGATTACGCGTTAGATCTTAAAAATGACTATCCTAGAATCTGGCGTGCAGGTGGCAACATAAGAGGTAGCGATGCTTTTGTGTTATGGGGTAGAGCCAGGGAAGGATCTGAAGCAGAAGGCGTAATAAATTGGATAAAAGAACGTGAAGCGTGGGCCGCTAGACATAGCGTAAATGATGGCAATGCTTTTGTAGGCACAGACAAAGAACCTAATATATCTAACGTTGCAGGCATTGTAGCTTTAATAAAATGGGGCGTTATTAATCCTAAGTTAGGTGAAGGCGGTATGAAAAACATAATAAATGACTTAAAAAGAAAGCTTGATGAAAGAAGCGATAAAGATTTTGTAGAGCAATCTACAAAAAGCGAGCCTAACGGCTCAAATGTTAAACTAGAATCTAAGGAAACTGAAGATATGGACGAAAGTAAAGAACGTCATGTAGTTGCAGTTGAGGAAGATGCTGATTCTTACAATATTAAGTTTGCGAAAGCGGCTGAAGTTGTAGAAGTAGAGGAAAACTCATACAACGATGATGACGAAGAAAAACGCTTTATAAGCGAAGAAACTAACTACCGTTCTATAGACCTATCTAGGGCAGAAATGATCAATGAGGACAAACGAACCGTTCGCATTGCTCTTTCTTCTGAAGAACCTGTAGAACGTAGTTTTGGAATGGAGGTCTTGGACCATTCCCCTGAGTCAATAGATATGTCTTGGGCAAGAAGCGGCAACATGCCTGTTTTACTAGATCACGATACGACTAGACAGGTAGGCATTGTTGAGGATTTTAATTTAGACGGTGCTACTAATCGGACATTAGCAACGGTACGTTTTGGAAGAAGCGAACTAGCACAAGAAACATGGCAGGATGTTTTGGACGGTATTAAGCGTTCAGTAAGTGTCGGCTACAGAATCAACTCTATGGTAAGGGATGAGTCTGCTGAGGACACTACCTATAGGGCCAACTGGACTCCTATGGAAGCAAGCCTAGTTTCATTACCTGCTGACACAAACCCTATGGTAGGTGTTGCCAGGTCAAAGGATGCAATAGAGCAATCTGTTGTTGAAGATAAACCAATAATAAAGGAAAGAAAAATGGAAGAAAATGTAACTCCTGAAGTTAATTTAGATGATGTTAGATCTGAAGCTGCTGTTACGGCTAGATCTGATTTCGCTAAAGAAGCTAAAGAAATCATTGCATTGGCTACAAAACACAACAAACGTGATTTAGCTGATGATTCTATCGCGCAAGGCCACAGCCTTGAGCAATTTAGAGGTATATTGTTAGAAAATATTTCTAACGATGCACCATTGGAAACCCCACCTGCTGAAGTAGGACTTAACAGCCAAGAAAGAGGTAATTACTCTCTTTTAAGAGCCGTACAAGCTGCATCAAGTGGAGATTGGACAAAAGCAGGTTTTGAAAGAGAAATCTCAGACGAAATTGCCAAAAGAACAGGCAAAGAAGCTAGAGGATTCTATCTACCTGCTGACATCAATTGGGGGCAAAGGGATCAAACTGTAGGAACTAACTCACAAGGTGGTTTCTTAGTTGGAACAGATCACTTAGGCAATGAGTTCATAGAAGCGTTATACGCGCAATCTTATGTGACTCAATTGGGCGCTAGAGTGATGACAGGTCTACAAGGCGATGTACAGATCCCTAAACTAGCTACATCTACTACAAATACTGCATTTGTAGCTGAAGGTAGCGCACCAACTGAAGGCGCTGCGGTTTTCGCACAAGTAACAATGGCACCTAAAACCCTTGCTACTTATGTTGATTACACAAGAAAACTTATGTTGCAATCAGATCCTTCTATAGAAACTATATTAAGAAATGACATTGTTAGACTTATGGCTAACAAAATAGATGAAGTTGCTATTGAAGGCGGTGGATCTAATGAGCCAAGCGGTATTATTGCTAACTCAGATACTAACGTTGTTGCTATGGGTACTAACGGTGCTGCTATTTCTTACGCAAAAGTTGTTGAGTGTGAAACTGCAATCAACAATGACAATGCTAACAATGGCGCTCTCAATGTACTAACAACACCTGGTGTTGTAGGTAACATGAGAACTACACCTAGACAAGGATCAGGCGTAGAAGGTAACTTTATCCTTAACGATAACGACACTGTACTAGGTCACGATGTTTACAAGTCAACACTTGTACCAAGTGATCTATCTAAAGGAACAGGATCTAACTTGCATGCACTCATCATGGGTGACTTTAGTCAAGTTATGCTTGGATTCTTCTCAGGTGTTGATGTCGTTGTTGACAGTTCATCTTTATCTACTTCAGGTGGAACACGTTTAGCGTTCTTCCAGGATGTGGATGTAGCTGTTAGACATGGACAAGCTTTCGCAGCTATTAAAGATATTGTTGTATCTTAATAATTGATTTAAGAGGGGATGAAAATCCCCTCTTACTCAAGGAGTAAAAATGGCAAATATAAAAATGGAAGCAGAAGCATTTGTTAAAGGCATTAAGCGCAAAAAAGGTGAAGTTGTTGAAGTATCTGCGGCAGAAGCTAGACAGTATGTGTCTAACGGATCTGCTACAGACGTTAGCGACAAACCTAAAAAAAGAAGCACTAAAGCAGTTAAGAAAGCACCTGCAAAAAAAGGTAAATAATGGTTTTAGAGACAGCAAGTGATTTAGCAGGATATTTTGATACTGACGCACATGGTACGGCAGCTACTATAACTATAGACGGTAGCGGCAGTTCTATAGATGTGATATTCAATAAAGAATATTTTGCAATAGATCCTGGACTTGGTATGGAAGTTGAAGGAACTCAGCCTGTAGCAACAGGCAGATCTTCTGATATGACTAATGTTGAGATCGGAGACACTATAACAATCAATTCTGTCACTTATAACATTATCAACGTTCAGCCAGATGGTGTAGGCACAACAACGCTAATTCTTGAACAACAGTAATGGCACACGTTAGGCAACAACTTAGAGAAAGAGCAGCTACAACCCTAACAGGGTTGACTACTACTGCATCTAGGGTTTATCAGTCTAGGATTTATCCTTTAGGATCTGCTAATTTGCCTGGCTTGTTGATTTACACGAAAACAGAAGAAAGCGAGCCTGTGACTATAACAGGGGCAAGAACTGTATCTAGAAACTTATCTTTAGTTATTGAAGGCTATGTAAAAGCAGTCAGTAATTATGATGATACCGTTGACACTATCGCAGAAGAAGTGGAAACGGCTATGGGTAATGATGTTACGCTTAACGGCTTAGCTAAAAACTCTTACATCATATCTACTGACATAGAGTATGACGGCGAAGGTGATCAGCCTGTAGCGGTTGTATCTATGACTTATAACGTAGAATATATGACTATAGAAAATGCACCACAAACGGCGGTGTAAGGAGCAAATATGGCAAAATTATATTCTCCAAATGGCAAAGATAGCATTGATGCACACGCTAGCCAGGTGGAGTATTTGTTAAGCAAAGGTTGGACTGAAGAGAAATCTAAGTCTGTTAGTAAAAAAAATAAAAATAACGAGGAATAGAAATGGCATCACACGCAGGTAAAGATGGCCTGGTCAAAGTAGGCGCTAACACTGTTGCAGAGGTTAGAACTTGGACCATAAACACTACAGGTGATGTTATAGAAGATACAGCTATGGGCGATACAGCGAGAACATATCTTGCAGGATTGACGGCTGCTGATGCTTCTATAGACGTATTTTGGGATGAAACTGATACAAATGGACAGGTAGCATTAGCACCTGGATCATCTGTTACTTTGGTCTTATATCCAGAAGGCGCAGATAGTGGTGATACTTATTACACAGGCACAGCTATTGTTACATCGAAATCTATAACAGGATCTTTTGATGGCATGGTTGAAGCTACTATAGCTGCTACGTATAGCGGTGCGGTAACAACGTCAACGGTGTAATAATATGAGCGCAATAGATAGAGCGGTCGCACACTTTAACGCTCAGGATGTAAAGTCACTGAGCGTTGAAGAATGGGGCGATGAGAGTGGTCCATTAGTCATCTATGCAAAACCATTAACGTTAAACGAAAGTCAAAAGCTATATAGATTATCTAAGAACAACGAATTAGAACTGTTGGCCTATGCCTTGATACATAAGGCACTAGATCAAAACGGCGACAAAATGTTTACTATGGATGATAAATATAAGCTTCTGAACAGTGTAGACGTAGGAGTTATGACAAAGGTTGGTTCTTGGATAATGGGAACTGACGATTTGGAGACTGCTGAAAAAAAATAAATGCTGATGCGGATTTATTCGCGCAATACGCATTAGCAGATAGATTGGGTAAAACCTTAGAGGAGTTAGGCGCGATAACAATTGACGAGTTTGTCGGTTGGATGGCATATATAAAAATATTAGAGGATAAAAACAAACGTGGATAATTTTAAAATGATCATATCGGCTGTTGACAAGTTCAGTCAGCCAATCAAAAAATTATCAACAGGTTTAGCTAAAGCAGGATCTATGGCAGCAGGCCTGGGTAAATCTTTAGGCAAAGTTGCAGTTGGTATAACTGCTACAGTTGGCGCTATATCTCTAGTAGTTGCTAAATATGTCGGAATGCTAGATGCAATAGGTAAAACGTCAGAGAAACTTGGTGTAGATCCTATATTTTTACAAAAACTAAGATTTGCGGCAGAGCAAACAGGCGTAAAAGTATCAGCTTTAGATATGGGTTTACAGAGGTTTATACGTAGAACTGCTGAAGCAGCTAGAGGTACAGGTGAAGCAAAACAGGCACTAGAAGATCTAAACATTAGTTTATTTAACAGTGACGGTACTCTAAGAGATGTAGAAAGTGTGTTTTTTGATGTTGCAGATGCTATAGCAAATACAAAAGATTCTTCTGAACAAATAAGATTAGCTTTTAAGTTCTTTGACTCAGAAGGTGTAGCTTTAGTAACAACTCTCAGAGACGGATCAGCAGGACTTAAACAATTTGGTAAGGAAGCAGAAAATCTAGGATTGCTGATAAGCAATGTCACTGTAGATAGAGCAGAAAAATTTGCTGATAGTATAAATAGAGTTAAGAAACAAATTAACGCTATAGTTGCAGGTATATTAGGTGCATTTTTACCTGCGCTTGATGCTTTATCTGGCAGACTTACAGAAACATTGCGCACAAATAGGGATGTAGAAGGCACATTTGATCAACTAGGTATTATTATTAAAGATCAATTAGTAGAAGCATTTGCAACTCTTATAGAAACTATTGGATCTGTAGGACAATCAGTTATTGATTTTGGTATTTCAGTTGGCAAAACTCTTAATAATTTAAGTATACCTATAAGCATTTTGAAAGGTAACTTTGCTGAAGCAGAGCGCGCCATTGAAAAAATGATGGAGCCACCTGAAGCCAACGATTTTGAAAAACGTATGCAACAAATGGCAAATGCAGTACGTAATTTCTTAGACAGCACAGAGATGGCAACAGAATCAATAGAAAAAATAAACGAAGCAAATCAAAATTTATTAGAAGCATTTCCTAACTTAGAAAAGTTTGCAGAAGGTTTTGGAAAAGTCTTTAACGATGGCGCTAATAAGTTTGAAGATCTATCTAAACTAGGTGAAGATGTAGCCAAAAACCTAGAAGATGGTTTAGTTAATGCGTTTATGAATATACGCACAGGCGCAGAAGGTCTCAAAGATACTATGGACCAAATAGCTAAAGCCATAATTTCAGAACTTATAAGGATATTTGTAGTACAAAAAGCTGTAGGCGCTGTAACAGGATTTTTTGGTTTTGAGCCACGCGCTAACGGTGGACCTGTAACAGCAGGTAGACCATACTTAGTAGGTGAAAAAGGACCAGAATTATTTATACCAGGGCAAAGCGGCGGCATAGTACCTAACAACCAATTAGCTATGGCAGGTGGTGGAGACACTAACGTTAACATTACTTATGAAATTAAAGCCTTTGATTCAAAGGGCGCAACAGCCGCTATAGCAGAACAAGCGCCAACTATTGTAGGTATTGTTGAACAATCATTTAGAAAGCGCGGTAAAAGAGGACCATTAGGATGAGCGGAACATTTCCAAGCACTCCAAAACCAGTCAGCATAGAAGTACAAAGCGTTGAACCTACGCTTATCAGTGTTGCTAATAACTTGCGTAGACAGGTTAGATCTAGAGGTGGGCAAAGATGGTTATTCAAATGTATATTTCCACCTTTAGCTAGATCTGATTTAGATCCTATATACGCATTCAGCGTTGCACAACGCGGACAATTTGAGACTTTTACTTGGGTGCCAACAACAATAGGCACAACTAGAGGCGTATCTAGTGAAACACCAGTAGTTAACGGTGCATTGGCAGCAGGTGTATCTTCTGCCGCTTTAGATGGATTAACTGCAAGCACATCTAATATTTTAAGATCTGGTGATTTTTTTAAATTTTCAGGCCATACAAAAGTTTATATGGCTACAGCAGATATGAGCAGTGATGGATCTGGTGAAGCAACTTTAAATTTTGCACCTAAATTAGATAGTGCTGTTGCTGATGATGAAACATTAACGATTGCGTCTGTTCCTTTTCAGGTCGCTTTCTCAAGTGACAACAGACAATACACAACTGACGCATCAGGATATTACCAATATGAAATAGAACTTGTTGAGGTGATATAGTGGCAAATAGAGGAAGTACAACAGCTTTCCAGAATGAGATTGTAAAAGATCAATCACATCCACTGCATCTTGTAGAAGTTTACTTAGATAGTGCCACTTATTACGTTACTGATAACTTTAGAGACATAACCTATAACAGCAACACATATACAGCGTTAGGTTTCTTTTTAAATTTTGACACTATAGAAGAATCTGCATCTATATCAGCTTCTAAGATTACACTGGGTTTATCTGGTGTAGATCAACAATACACAAACTTATTTCTTACAGAAAATTATGTTGATAGGCGCGTAGTTATCAGAAAAGCATTTATAGACACTTCTAATGCTTTGATTGCGGATCCTGTAATTATATTTGATGGAAGAATGGATAACCCTGTTATCACAGAAGATACAGATTCAGGTTTAGCAACCATAGGTGTTACAGTTTCAAATCAATTTGTAGATTTTGAAAAAACACCAGGACGATACACAAATCACGAAAATCAACAGTTGTATTATCCTGGCGACAAAGGTTTTATTTACGCATCACAAATCATAAAAGACATAGTTTGGGGCCAAGAGTTTAACGGCGGTAACAGAGTAGAAGGCGCAGGATCTTTAACAGGTGAACTTACAGGCGCTTCTTATGTAAACACAGGCGGTATTGGATCTGAGTCACAAGTTGTAACTAATCCTTGGGGCAATCCTATCTTAGTAGATCCAGATTTAGGCGATAGAATTTATGTCAATGTAGCAGAGCATGGTTACAATACAGGTGATACGGTTGATATCGGTGGTGCTGAAGGCACAACTGACGTGCCTGCTAGTTCTATCAACGGAGAGCAAACAGTAACCGTTGATGATGATAATGTTTTTTACTTTGACATTGATGAAACAGTAAGCGTAGTTGAAAACTTTGCAGGCGGCAGAAGTTTGACTATTTATGGTGAGCCACCTGTTACAACTGGTATCAAAACGCAGACTACAACTAATAAAGAAAATGAAGTTGAGATTTTAGATCCAACAGAGACTATTGTTGAGGGCCAATATGTAACTTTAAAAAACACTGGTGATATAGGTGGCATATCTGAAATAGATCTAGTGAATAAACCTTTTAAAGTAAAAGAAGTTGCAAGCAACGGCGTAAGAACTGCAAAGATTGAAATAGTCAAACAAGAAAAAACAACTGCACCGCCTATATCTACTGATACGACTGTTCCAAATACATTTACAGTCAATATTGCAGATCATGGTTTTGATGTAGGAGAAAATATAGTTATTTCAGGAGCCGCCGCAGTAGGTGGTGTTCCAGATACGAGCATTAACGGTACAAAAACAATAGCATCTATAAAAAGCAATGATGCAGTAAATATAACAGTAACAGACACAGTAACCAGTACAGTGAATTACGGTGGAGGTGACAGCGTTACTATAGATGGTTTGTCACCCAATAGCCCATTTGTAGCAACGACTTCAGGAAGCACGACTGTCACCTTTCACCACACTGCACATGGTTTAGCTACTGGAGATAGTGTAACAATCATAGGATGTATTGATGTAGGTGGTGTACCTGCTTCAGATCTGAACAAAACACATACAGTAGCAAGCGTACCTGATGCTAATAGCTTCACGGTCACTGTTGCTACTACCGCTACTGCTACTGCTGTTGGCGGTGGCGCCTATACTTATGTAAAGCTACCTGTTAAGGCTACTAGCGCGGCCAGAGGTGGTAAGAAAAACACTACAATCAGTATCAATGCGGCAAAACCGCAAGAAAATATACATTTTGCAGTACCAGAATGAGAGATTTAGAAACTATAGCATTTGCACAAAAGGAACTTGATACACCTTTTGCCTGGGGTACAAATGACTGTAATACGTTGGTCCTTAAATATTTAGACGAGGTATGGGGCAAAGATGTATTACAAATGATCTATGGTAAATACAAAACAAAGATTGGCGCGGTTAAGTTTAATAAAAAACAAAAATACAGTTTTACAGATGGCATAGTACAAGAACTAAATGCAACCAGGCTACCACCTAAGTTAGCTAGGACTGGTGATATTTTAATAGTGCATGATGAAGCATTTGAAATGGGGCATATCTGCATGGGTACTAATGTTTTATCGGTACCAGAAGATGGCAAAACTAGCATCACTAAGGTGCTAGATTTTGGTTTTTATAATTGGAGTATAAGGATTAGCTAATGCCACAGGCAGTCAATTTTGT